ATGTGCCCGACGGTGTTTACCTATGGACGATCAGGGGGACCACCTATAGATCAACTAAGGTTGTCAGCATGCAAGGACATGTAACATTGTTTAGATAGTCCTTACCTTTGCCCCTGTAGCTCAGTTGGATAGAGCAACGCACTTCTAATGCGTAGGTCATAGGTTCGAATCCTATCAGGGGTACTAAATTAAATTTAAAACAATGCAAGATTTCCTAGACTTTATGCAGGAGGTTGCTGGCTTTTACAACTCCTTTGGCACAGACAATAAGGCCTATGATTACGACGGTGACGGAATAGTTACCGTTCTTGATTGGCTTGAGTTCTTGTCTAATCAACCCTGGATTTGAATATACTGTTAGAAATAGAGAATCATGATGAGCCTGTTGTCTCAATTTGCCCCAAGGGTACAAAAGGTGAAGTTGTTGAACTCGGTGGGCTATTCATTGCACTTCCCGCTCAGCCTCCCGAAAAAGAAATTAAAGGATATGGAAGTCCAAACGACATGCAGTTGTGGAAGAGAGTTTCTATGCCAGAGGAGCTGTCTAGGATTAAGTCTATGGATGAGTGGGGGGAGATGCCAAGGGAGTTTCGACAAAGGTTTCGTCCGTATATCGAAGAAGAGTTTCGCCGTAGGCGTGAGGGCTTTTGGTTTTTCAATAATGGTGTCCCTACATATATTACGGGTAGGCACTACATGATGCTCCAGTGGAGTATGATGGATGTAGGAAATCCTTACTATCTTGCGTTCCAACGTGAAATTTTTATCCACATGGCTGCGTGCGAAGCTGATCCCCGTTGTATCGGTCAGCTATATACTAAGTGTCGCCGCTCTGGGTATACTAATATCTGTAGCTCTGTTCTTGTTGATGAAGCTACACAAGTTAAAGACAAGCTTCTCGGCATACAATCGAAAACTGGTAAAGACGCTCAGGAGAATATTTTTATGAAGAAAGTCGTCTACATGTTTAGACACTACCCCTTCTTCTTTAAGCCCATTCAAGACGGAACAACAAACCCTCGTATGGAGCTGGCTTTCAGAGAGCCCAGCAAGAGAATTACCAAGAAAAACAAAACAGCTCAAAAGGGAGAGGCCCTTAACACTGTAATCAACTGGAAAAACACAACGAACAATGCATACGATGGGGAGAAGCTCCACATCATGTATTTAGATGAGGCAGGAAAATGGGAAAAACCTACAGACATAAGAGACGCTTGGAGGATACAGAGGACGTGTTTGATCGTAGGGCGAAAAATAGTCGGAAAGGCTCTGGTAGGAAGCACGGTAAATCCTATGGACAAAGGTGGTCAAGAATACAAGGATCTATGGAAGGATTCAGATCCAAGGATGAGGAACGAGAATGGGAGGACTAGATCTGGATTGTATAGGCTTTTCATGCCTTCATACGTGTCTATGGAGGGTTTCTTCGATATATTCGGAGATCCAATCATTGAAGATCCTGTTTCGCCTGTGGACGGTCTTGATGGCGAGCTGGTCAATATCGGAGCTAAGACGTATCTTAAAAACGAAAGACGAGCACTAAAGGACGACCCTTCTGAACTTAACGAGGTTACAAGGCAATTCCCTTTTACAGAGGATGAAGCATTCCGCGATAGCATCGAGGGTAGCTTGTTTAACATAGGTAAGATATACGAGCAGATAGAGCACAACGAGGAGCTGTTCCCAAACCCTGTTGTAAAGGGTAACTTCATATGGGTTCAGAAGGACAAAGAGGTGACGTTCTCTCCAGACCCCAACGGAAGATTTAACGTGGCTTGGATGCCCCCGCCAGAGCAAAGAAACGTTATGGTTCTAGATAGGGGCAAGCGGGTGCCTCCTCACAACTGGGGGTGCGGTGGCGTTGACTCGTATGACATCGACGCAACAGTGGACGGCAGGGGATCTAAGGGGGCTCTGCACATGTACAATAAGTTTCATATGGATCATCCGTCGAACATGTTTGTCGTTGAGTATGCATCCAGGCCCGACCTAGCTAAGATATTTTATGAAGACGTTCTAATGTGTGCGTTCTACTACGGATACCCAGTCTTAATTGAAAACAATAAGTACGGTATCGCAAGATACTTTGAATCAAGAGGTTACGACGGTTACTTAATGGATAGGCCTGAGCACTTGACAACCACAGGGGCAAAGTTTAAGACAAAGACAAAGGGCATACCTTCTAACTCTCAAGAAGTAATACAGGCTCATGCTCAAGCCATAGAGACATACATACACGACCATGTAGGAGTGAACTATGACTCAGGAGCTATGGGGAGGATGTACTTCAATAAAACCCTGGAGGATTGGATTGGATTTAAAATAGATAAGAGAACAAAGTTTGACCTTACAATAAGCGCTGGAATGGCTCTTCTTGCTGCTCAAAAAACAAAGCCTAAAAAGAAGTCTGACTTCAAAAGCAAGAAGTTTTATCGCAGATACGACGTAATCGGTTAATCACTATATTTGCACGAATGTACAGCAACGCAGAGCAAAAGTTAAAAGGGGGCTTCCCCGACCCTCTTGCCTCCACGGAGGTAAAGGAAAGCAAGGAGTACGGACTAAAGTACGCCAAAGCTATTGAGAGACAGTGGGGTAAGATGCAAGAAAGCAACTCTCTGCACGGCGAAAGAAACAGAGTTTTTGACAGGTGTAGAAGCTACGCAAACGGAACTCAGGACACAAACATATACAAAAGACTTCTCAACTCCATGGACCCAAATGCTGGGGAAGGTAGCTTGATGAACGTTGATTTTACTCCAGTCCCTATCCTACCTAAGTTCGTTAGGATTGTGGTAAACAAAATCCTTTCTAGGAACCCATACCCAAACCTTGAGGCTATTGACCCTCTGTCTTCTTCAGAAAAGAACAGAGAGAAGAATAAGATCAAGATGCAGGTTCAGGCTAGAGAGAAACTAGCAGAGCTAAAAAAGAAGACGGGGGTTGTGCTAGACCAGGACCCAGAAAAATTGCCAGAGACCCTTGAGGAGGCTGAGATCCTGATGGACACCAACATCAAAACTGATGCTGAGATATCTGCTCAGATAGCAACCAACATGACGCTATCTTGGAACAACTTCAATGACAACATCTTTAGAAGGTGTGTCAATGACCTTGCTACTCTAGGTATGGCTGTTGTCCAGAGATTCAACGACCCAAACTACGGGATTGCTACATCTTATGTAGACCCCAATAAGTTTATTCATAGCAGAACTGAAGACCCGAACTTCGATGATTTGGTATATGCTGGTCACGTTAAAACTATTCCAATCCAGGAGCTGAAGAGGATGGCTGGTGAGCAGTTTTCAGAAGAGCAGTACGCTAAGATTGCAAAGAAGTATCAAGGAAAATATGGAAACAATTCCGCCAACTACGGAAGGTCCACATACAACACTATCACTGGTAGAACTCAGTTTGGATACGACGAGTATCTAGTTGATGTCCTAGACTTTGAATACATCTCTGTAGATTGCGTGTTCTTTGAAGAAAAAGAGAACCGATTCGGCAACAAAGGCTTTTACTACAAGGGGTTTGACTACAAAGAGAAGCAGAACTCTGTATTTGAAAGAAAGCCTCACAAGATGGATATCAAGACCGTATACAAGGGGTCTTACGTGCTTGGAACAAAAGATTACCTCTTTAACTACGGTAGAGCAAAGAACGTTCCCAAGAACGTGCATGATATCTCTAAGGCCAGGATGTCTTACTCCGTTGTCGCTACTAACCTAAGGGACATGATGCCTAAGTCCATGGTTGACAGCTGCGTTGGATTTGCAGACATGCTTCAGATCACTCACCTGAAGATACAGCAGTCGATAGCAAAGGCTAAGCCTGATGGACTCATCATTGATATCGAAGGTCTAGAAAACGTGCAGCTTGGAAAGGGTGGCGAGCTGCAGCCTTTGGAGCTTCATGACATCTACGAGCAGACTGGTGTGTTTTACTACAGAAGCAAGAACCCAGAGGGCGGATTCCAAAACCCTCCAGTTCGTGAGATTGGAAACAGCATCAGAAACATAAACGAACTGATAAGGCTGTACAACCACTACCTCCAGATGATCCGAGACACAACGGGCATCAACGAGGCTATGGATGCTTCGTCCCCAAAGGGAGAAGCCTTGGTTGGTGTTCAGCAGCAAGCCATCAATGCTGGCAACAATGCTATCTACGACATCACGAACTCCGCCATGGTCCTTTACAAAAAGGTGTGCGAGGATATCGTCAAGTGTCTACAGATACTTCCAGAGGACTCGGTGATCTACTCAACATATCAGAATGCTGTGGGCAAGGAGAACATGAAGGTGCTCTCTTCTTTTAACGATCTACCCATGTACAACTTCGGTGTTCAGGTCGTCAAGGAGATGGAGGACGAAGACAAGGCCTACCTGGAACAAAACATCCAGGCTGCGATTGCTCAGAAAGAAATAGACCTGGAGGACGCTTTGGCTATACGAAACATGAAGGATATCAATCAGGCTGAACGGCTTCTGATTGTAAGACGAAAGAAAAGAATGCAGAAGGCTCAGGAGCAGCAGATGCAACAGATACAAGCTCAGGGCCAGCAACAGCAACAGGCTCAACAGATGGAGGCTCAATCAAAACAACAAGAGCTTCAGATGATGGCTCAGATTGAACAGCAGAAGATTCAGATGAAAGGTGAGATGGAGTTGCGGTTGGCCAAAGCCCAGCACACGTTCAACAAAGAGATTGAGATAATAAGAGCTGAAGCTATGGGGATAAAAATCTCTTCAGATAAAGACGTCAAAGTGGAGGTCGAGAAAATGAAGGACGACAGAAAGGACGACAGGGTTAAGAAGCAGGCTGTCGAGCAGAGCAAGTTAATATCTCAAAGGCAGGGTCAGAGAGGAGAACTCCAGGACGAAACAAAAGAAGACCCGCAAGACATAATGAGTGGACTACTAGATAAAATAATGAGATAAAATGAGCAGCGTAAATCTTGACGTAACAGGTGTTCTTGACATCACCGCAAAAAGAGGGGATACTTTCTCTCTTACTTTGACGCTTAAGGATTCATCAGGAACGGCTCTTACGCTTTCCACGTCTAACTACGAGTTTTACTTTGTTGTTACAGAGGTAAACAATAGAAAGTCTTCTAGATCTCCTCGAATTGTTTTGGCTAGCCCTAACATCTCTGGGGCTGTAAATACGTTTGAGTCTCCTTTGGTGGATGACAGCGGCAACGTTACGTTTACTGCTTCTTCTCAAACCATGAGTTCTATATCGTCAGGATCGTACTCTTACGAAATCCAATACAGGCTTCCAAGCAGCACGACTGTTGATACATACTCAACGGTGCTTAGAGGTTCATTTGCCCTTAACCGAAACATACTTGAAGCGGTTTCTTAATGTCGGTATCTGTATCAACATCGAATGACATACTCGTGTCTGTTAGCGTTTCTGGCTCAGTACAGACTTCGTTTTTTACGACTCAATCATCTGTGTCGGTTCGACCCTCAGATGTAAGTGCTGTACCCCTAACAATTAAGTCTTCACCATCCTCATTTGAAGTAACTGTAAAAAACCCTAGTTAAGATGAGACACTCATTGTTTATGCTTTGCTTGTTTCCACTGTTTGCCACAGCGCAGACAGGATGGGTAAACGTAGAGTTCCAGGCTGACGCCTACGGCGGTGAGAGCACGTGGGAAATCTATATGGTGGGTGCTGACAGCGTGTACGCTGCTAGCGGACCATTTGAGAACGCATCATACAACCAGCAACTCGTGGTACTTCCTGCTGGGGAGTACAATCTCGTGGTAAGCGATCAGTTTGGAGACGGTATCTGCTGTGAGTTTGGAGAGGGGTGGTTTGGCATAGAGAATACGTGCGGTGTCAGTGCATTTGTGTATGACTTTGCTCAAGCTCAGATTACCATCCCGTTCGAAGTACTACCTTGCCCTCCACCCCTTGCAGACTGCATGGACCCAGAGGCCAACAACTATAACCCTCAAGCATATCTTGACCTAGAAAACTGCCAGTACGACGTGACGTTCAGGTTGGATCTTAATGGACCGCATCCGCCTGAGATAGACATCCCCGAAGTAAACGGAACTTGGAACGCATGGTGCGGGAGTTGTTCTCAGATGACTGATGATGACGGAGATGGAGTTTGGGAGCTTACTGCTTCTATAGTGCAGGGCAGCTACCTATGGAAGTTCTCTGCAGATGAATGGGAGGTTCAGGAATTGCCAGTAGGCGTTTCTGAGTCTCCTTGTTTTTTGTTCGATGAGTTCGGGTATGTAAACAGAAACCTCGTGGTCGAAGGCCACGTCTCTCTACCTCCTTTCTGCTGGGAGAGCTGCCTGCCTTGTGGTGCTGTGCCTGGATGCACAAATCCTAACGCCAGCAACTGGAATCCTTGGGCCAACCTTAATAATGGGTCTTGCACAGGTTTGGGAGCTGAGTGTCAGCCATGGGAGACAGAGATAGTCACTACTCTTATCCTCGACAACTACCCATCAGAGACGAGCTTTACGATACAGAACGTCACCTCTAGCGAGTTGGTTATAGATCTATCCGTAGGCCAGCTATCTGATGACATTGTAGGTGTTCCTCTGCTGTTTGCTACGTGTGCCACTACAGGTGACGAGCTAGAGATTGTCATCAACGACAGCTTTGGCGACGGCATGGGGGCTTCACAGTGGGGTGGTCAGGACGGATTCGCCATGGTCGAGGCCTGTGGGGATACTCTGTGGTCCTTGCCCGTGGCTGACTTTGGATACAGCGTATCGTCTCAGTTTTCTACTCCTCTATGCCTGGATGTAGATGGTGTAGTGGGATGCGGTGACCCAGATTACGTTGAGTACAACCCAGACGCAACCATCTCTGTAGACCTACTGTGTGAGACGCTTAAGGTTTACGGGTGTATTGACGACTCATACTTTAACTACGACTCTCTGGCCAATACAGAGGACGCCATAGACTCTTGCTTCTACACCCTAACCATTACAGACGGGGTAGGCGATGGGTGGTTTGGTAGCTGGATCGGAGTATACCAAGACGGATGGACCTCACCTCAATATAAGATGGGGCCTAACGACGGTAACGATGAGTCCTTTGATGTGTATCTGTCATCTGAGGAAGAGATTGAAATCTTCTTCTTTACAACACCTCAGTCCCAGAACCAAGTAGAGCAGTGTGGATTCATGCTGATGGGGCCTACAGGAGACACGCTAATCGACGTAGCTCAGTGGAGCATGGTGCCATACCCTAACACCTACTCAGTGACTCCGTACTGCGGAAATACGTGCGACCCGTTTGTCTACGGATGCGCAGACGAGGAAGCCCAGAACTACAGCAGCGTGGCGAACATTGATGATAGTACATGCTACTACGCAGCTGGCTGCACACAGGCTGGATACCTTGAGTACTACGAGCAAGGATTTGAGGCTGACTATGATGACGGCTCATGCGTTACGCTGGCTCTGTTCGGATGCACTGATGCTGAGGCACTTAACTACGACCCTGAGGCCAACGTAGACATTGACTCCTGCGTCCCTGTGATCGAAGGCTGTCTAGACATCGACGCATACAACTACAATGAAGAGGCCAACACAGATGCTGACGACTGCGTGTATGACGCTGGATGCGTGACGGGGGCTGGTTCCCCCTACTGGGCCAATGACTACTGCTACTCATGGGTGATTGAGGTAGACCCCTACTGCTGTGAGGTGGGTTGGGATGCGTACTGCATCAACCTGTACGAGTACTGCGGTGACGGGGTAACTAACGTAACAATCCTAGACAACACCATCTGCGAGGTTAACCCCAACCCAACCAGAGACATAGTAAGGATTCAGTCCCCTGCAGGAGCTGTTGCAACCGTATACAACTCACTAGGCCAGAGGGTGTTAGATCCTACAAAAGACAAAGTTATAAGCCTAGGTGACTTGCCTAACGGGGCGTACATGTTCGTGATAGACTACGAGAACAGAAGAGTCAAAAAGAAAATCATCAAGCAATGAGATATATAGCAACACTACTGCTTCTGCTTGTAAGCGTCAGTGCATCAGGACAGGCAGTAAAGAAGGCCCTCAAGTTTGCTACGTTCTACACAGCGTTCAGCGGAGGTAACTCTATCTCAGATCAGGAGGTATTCTCTGTGGGTAACGGGCTCCAGACAGACGTACTCAAGACACCATTCGACTACTCGTTCACAGCAGGGGTACGTAAGATCGCTCGTTTCGGATACGAGAACAGGGCCAACACGTTTTACAACGGCACAGAGAAGTCCTACGGTGATGCTGCTACGATAGGCAAAGTGAAAGGATTCGAGTTCTTGTTCGAGGGTGACTACCGCAGACAGCAGGGAATCAACTACTTAGACCAAGACCACTTCCTACGCTACGTGGGTGAGCGGTGGATTACCAAGGTAGAGTACCTTCAGGACGGGTTCGCAGACGTAAGCTACTTCGAGGGGTCTCAGAGAGTGAGAGCCAACCTAGGTAAGCTGTCCTTGAACGCTGGCATAATGCAGCGTCTCTCAGAGCCATACGGGTACGATCCTTTGAACGAGTGGCTGCTGGACAACAACCAGCTTCACTTCACATCTTTGGCGCTTCAGGAGGGCTACAATATAGACGTCAACACGGGTGAGTTCTTTAGCCCTGAGGGTGAGCTTGTGGCTAGCAGCTACGAGGTGTGGGAGGAAGTAGTTGTGCCTCAAGTACTTGACAATTACGTGACAAAGAAGAGATCTGAGTTAGCTAGCCAGTGGGTCCATTCATTCGTTGTAGGCTTCGACTACTACCACTTCACAAAGGACTTCTGGGTACACAGCTGGGGTAACCTAATCCCCTACCATGTAGACACAGACGGGGAATACTCTTACCACCGTTTCGTAAGGAGCGATCAATGGGTGGATTATTCTGGAGGCCTTATCTTTGGTAAAAGATTCAATAGGAGTTTTGGCGTGTTTGCTGAGGGCAAGTACCACAAGTACTGGGACCGATCATGGCACGACTTCTCTATTGGCATTAACTACGTAATAATCTGACATGGCTCAGCAAATTGGGGAGGACACGAAGGTCACACTAGACTTAAAGACTATAGGTATGGCAGTCACTGGGCTGGGCGTATTGATAAGCATGTGGTTTGCTTTGCAGGCAGACATAGCAGAGGCAAAAGAATTACCTGAACCGTTGGCCCCAGAGATTACACGCATGGAGTTTGACATGAAAGATCAGCTTGTAAGGCAAACCATTATGAGCACTCAGGAAGATGTCACTGAAATTAAAGAAGATATGAAGCGTATCGAAGAGAAAATAGATCAGCTAAAATGAATCATTTAACACAAGTCTTGATTTTTGCAGCCATCTCTCTTGGTTTGGGTATACCTGATTCAGGCGTCTGTGTTGTGGAGTTTAACGCTAGCTTCAATGCGGCAAACAGTGTTGGGTGGATAGATGACCTTAGCGATTGTAAAGGGAGAAGAGTTGATATTGCTTCTGAACCCGCGATGCAATCTGAGTACAAGATAGTTGTAGTCCCTACAGTTATTGTGTTCAACGAAGGAGAAGAAGTGAAGAGATTTCAAGCAAACATTATGATGCAGCTTGAAGCCAGCAAATCAGACGTGCAAGATGCAGTCGATGAAATACTTATGAGCGATTTCTAATGAAAGCAAAAAAATACCAGAAGGGAGGAAACTTCAAATCAACAAACAAAACCATGAGTGTTGATCCGCCAAAGGGTTATCACTGGATGGAGGAGGGTGGACGCTACTATCTCATGAAGGGAGACTACAAGCCACACCCTGGCGCCATAGCTAAGGCCAAGTTTAAGATGGCCGATCACCCTAAGGGAAAATGACTATATTTGCACAAACAAAACAACAATAAGCAACAATGGCAACCACTACCGCAACATTAACTTTGTCAAGCGCTGACCTGACTGGGGACACTTTGTCTCTCAGCAGCACAGCAACATTGACTAAGGCTGGCACCCTTACTGGTCTTGATCAAAGCACTGGCGTAGCAAGAAAGACACTCTCTTTTGCTAGCTCTGGTGTTATTGATACAACAGTTCTATACAGAGCTGACGACTTCACTACAAACGGTGCGAACAAAGTATACATTAAGAACACATCAAGCACAGCCTCTGAATTTATGTCTGTGTATTTGACTGGCGATAGAGCTCCAAACACAAGCGCAAAATCTCTTGTAGAGATTGGAAGGCTTTACTCTGGTGACTGGATGTTCTTCCCTTGGAACGCTACCGCTGGAACAAAGGAGACATTCACTTGCGTTGTGGGTAACACTTGGGCCGCTGGAGACACGGTGGTGTTTGACGGGGTTACAGTTGTTGCTGCAGACTCCACGGTCGGAAACATTGCCGCTCAGCTTGATGCAGCACAGTACCCAAACTGGGTTACTAGTGTTTCTTCAGCTACGGTGACGTTTGTCGCAAGAGATTCTAGATCTGACTTGGAGATTGACACAACCGAGATCGTAGCCACTACAGCTGGTAATGGTGATTTGACTATTGCCACCACAGTAGAAGGCACTAAATCTGCTGCCGACATCTACATCATGCCAAGCGTTCATACTGCAATGACTCTTGAGTCTATGGTAATTTATGAATAATGGGTACTCTTAGGGCCACTCTTTCTTTGGCTAGTTCAGACGTACTCTCTAGCCCTATTGCACTCAATGTGTCTGCTGCCGTTAGCGCGGATTCAGGCCTGCTGTCTAGGGCAAAGGTTGCACAGGTTGCAGTTAATGCTGCTGCACTTAAAGTGTATAAGGCTGACGATAAGGTCACCTCTGCATACCTGTATGTAAAGAACTTAGACGTAGAGAGAGAGAAGTACGTGTACCTTTACAATGATGCTAACGACGACGTTTTTGCTAAGCTTGCTGGCGGGGAGTTTTGTTTTGTACCAGTTGCCCCCGACCAAGATATCAAAGCTTATGCAACTAGGGTTGACACACTCGTAGAGTACGGTGTGTTCGGGTTGGATAGCTCAGCAGTAACACTTTCATAATAAATAAGACATGGCACATCCAAGCGACTACACAGGAAAAGGAGGGGTTGTTGTCATTGACTCCAACAATGGAGCCTTTGCAGCCCCAACAAATAAACACATTATTGCTATCCAAAACATGGGTGCGGCCCGCGATGGCAGTGATGATACATTCACCGTTAAGGGTCTCGGCATCTTTGAGTACTTGGGTGCTAACGGAGGAGATGGCACTCACGTTGATAGCAGCGGCGCAGTGTTGGGGAGTACTCACGCTGCAGGGTTTTTTGAGGCTTTAGACACCACCTCTGTGGCAATAGAAATTGCTGTTGGTGCAATCGTATACGGAAAGTTCACATCCGTAGACGCATCAGACGGCGATAAAGCCGTTCTGTACTTAGGGTAAAAACACTTTAATTAAATAACAATGGAAGAGCAATTTGAAAAAGCCGAGTTCTTTGATACACCAGAGCAACTCGCAGAAGCGATGGCTACAGAATCTTCTGAGCCACAAGTAACCGACTCAAATGTAGAGCAGTCGGTATACGAACCTGTAGTGCAGGAATCTGCACCTCAGCAAGAAGAAACTTATCAACCTCAAGAGCAGGTTGAATACACACAAGACTCGGAAGAGGACATTGACGGGCAGGTTTTCGAATATCTAAGCGAAAGGCTTGGAAGGAAAGTCGATTCTTTTGATGACCTCTCCCAAGCCGAGGAACAAGGTTACGACCTCGATGATAGAGTGAAGGGCATCGTAGATTTTGTCGAAAAGACAAATCGAAGCCCAGAAGACTGGTTTAGGTACCAAGCGTTGGATTCGTCTGAAATGGATGATACGACCGCCATCAAAGTTGATATGGCATCACAATACCCAAACCTTTCGAACGAAGAAATCGACATTCTCATCAACGACAAGTATAAGACCAACCCAGAACTCTACGATGAGGAACAGGTGCGTCTTGGTAACCTTCAACTCAAAATTGACGCTCAGAACGCAAGAGAGACCATCGAAGAGATTCGTGAGACATATGCGCTTCCTGATGTAGAAGACAGCGACGTTGGCAACGACATCGTTACAGACCAGTGGATTGAAGCTATGGCCAGAGAGACAGAAGCTCTTGAAGGCCTTGAGTTTGATCTTGGGAATGGAAAGTCATTCTCTTACGGTTTGGATGACAACTACAGACAGCAGCTCATTGACAAGAATGTCAGACTCGACGAGTTCTTCGACCCTTACGTTGATAACGAAGGAAACTGGGACTACGACTCCCTTAACTCACACAGAGCATTGATCGACAACATTGATGCTATTGTGGCTTCTGCGTATAAGCAGGGCATGGGTGACGGACAAAGAGGCCTAGTTGATAGAGCGGCCAATGTGTCGTCTTCTACTCCAGAGTCACGACCAGAGCAGGCATCTCCTGTGGCTGAGCAACTCCAAAACATCTTTGCTAACAATCGTAGCAAGATGACTTTTAAAATCTAAAAACTAGACAAAAATGGCTAATATTAAATCAGGGCAACCTGTTGTTGACAATACAGCAGGTGGCGACAATCCTGGGGCGTTTAGAATCACGCCTGAGACTTATACTACTCTTGACAACCTCGTCAAGACGACCAAGGACTTCCATATGGATCAGTTGGTCGAGACTTACGGAGACCAAGGTATCACTGGATTCTTGAAGCTCACTGGCGCTATCAACGCTGGCGGATCTTCTGACGAAATCAACTGGTGGGAGCTTGGCCGTCGTCACGAGACTTTGGCTTACACAGCTGCTGGCGCCACTT